AACAGGCTCAAGCTCAAGCTCAGATCGCAGAAGAGCTGATTGATCAATATGGCAAGGGTTTTGCCGAGGCAGCTGCGAACGCGATTTTATTTGGCGACAGCTTCAAAGAGGCGAGCGCCGAGGTGCTCAAAGGGCTTGCTGTCGAAGCGACAACGAGCGCGCTTATGGAGACAGCAAAAGCGGCAGCTGTTAGCTTTATCAATCCTGCGCTGTCTGCTTCTCACCTTAAAGCGGCGGCAATCTTTGCAGCTGTGGCAGGTGCGGCAAAGACAGGAGCGAGCGCGCTCGGTGCGAGTTTCAGTGGAGGCGGCGCAACAGCAGGCGCGAACGCATCGCCGTCAGGTGCGCCACAGACTGCGCCGACTGCGCAAAGAGAGCAGACACAGCCGCGCGAGATGGTGTTTAATGTAAACTTCGGCGGCGCTGTGATATATGACACTAAAGAAGCGGCAAAGCGCGCGATGCTGTCAGATCTAGTGCAGTCATACAACAGACCAACCAGAGGCGCGCCACGCTTTAACCTTGGGAGATAATTATGCCCTACAATACGCCAGCGCCTGATTTTGCTTTAATCGCCTCTTTTGATGCTCGCGAGTGGTCGGGCGTTGATGTCCTCGCCTATGATGGCACAGATGTGAGCATACCAACCTACTCAACAGGGTCTGGAGTTTATGAGGATGGTCTATATTTTTTAAATGGGAGAGGCGTAGGAGACACAACGCCAACAGATGCAGCCGGAACATTTACCGAAGCGATCAGCTCGCTTGCTAACTTCGGCACGACTTGGACTGTTACACTGACAGAGGCTGATCGCATTAAAGTCACCTCTGATGTGAGCTTTAGTGTCTCACCTCTGGGCGATGATGTTTTAGGGCTCGGCACACAGACAGCCGCAGTTGATGGCTCTAATTATTCCGTAACAGCTTCGACAGACTGGACGCGCGGAAACTACAGAGGCGAGCAATACAGGTTTGATAATGGAAGCGGCACGACCTTTGATGCGTTTAGAGTCGGCGCGCTCCAGTGGCCTGCTCAAGATGCGATCTGCGCAATGCGATCAAGAGCGACAGCCGACCTTGATAACTTATCACCGACCGATTGCCTAGAGGAGCTCATTAGAGATCAAACAGGGCAAGAGCTCAGGATTATTTTAAACGATATAGGGCATGTCGAAGTCTGGTATGTAACAGCGTCTTTCTTTGCTTTTTTAAATGACAGCTTTAGATCTCGTTTAGGTTTTAGTGGCAACGAATATGCGACAACATTTGGCACTCTTAGCAGACTTGTTGCCGATTACCCTATGCCCTGCGCGCTGTTTCCCTCGCGACCGTTTCAGGATCATCATTATCAAGTGGACAGCCTGACAGAGGCGCGGCGCTTGATCGGTGGCGGTTACACATCTAATCTAATCGGCACATACACAACATCTCAGCTTGCGTTTGATCTCGACGCGCTGCTTGATGAGCGTGATTTATACAGGCATTTTACAGATGCCTTCATACCATATGCGCCGAATGGCGAGCGCGTAAACTTCTATCAAACGTGGGGCGATAGTCGGCGCTCGCTTAGATCCGCTCTAGTCACATCTAATCAAGACGCTTATGATCTAATTTATACGAGTGAAGATAATGGCGATTGTGGGCGCTTGCGCTGCTCGCTTGTGTCTGCTTCATATGATCTAGCTTTTGGATCTTTAAAGCGTCGCGTGCCTGTCAATATGAGGCTTGAGCACTTATGAGTAACAGCTTTACATCGCCACCGGTTCTCGCTTCTGAATTAACCACAGTGGCAGGGCAGCCGATCACAGAAGGCGCAATATCAAAGATGAGCCAGACTGCCAACTATCTCTTTGCAGTTGGTGGCACTCACAACGTAATTTCGCAAGCTTGGGCAGAAGGTCAATTTAACCAACAGGGCACGACATATCAGACGATGGCTGAATATCGTATACCTACGATCAGCAACGACCATTATGATTTCCATCTGCACTTTATAGCTAAAGGTCCAGGCTGCATAAGGTCGACTTTGACCCTAGGCGCTGCTACATACACAGACGAGGTATGCTCAACAGGCTCAGGGCCTCATGTGATCGAGTCAAGTATACTGGTTACAGTGCTCTCGACTGCGACTTATGGCACGCTAACCATTGAAGTAAAGCACACCACAGGCTCGCCAAATCATCATGAGATTACATGTATATCAGGGCATTGGGTTGCAAAGACTTCACCAGTCGACACCGGCGCGCGATATTTAGGCACATCTGATAAGTTTATACCGTTTGGCATAAACCGAGTCGGTAACGATTACCCACTGTCTGCGAGGTGGGGTATCGATATGCTCAGAAATATCGAAATGCTCAGACGTAGACCGATCACATATTTAACATGGTCGGGTGTTGATAATTTATTACATGCACCAACAAGCGGCAGTGATGCAGCTCCGGCTCTGTATCTAGGGCTCGGCGATATTTTTACGATGTCGATACCTGTGCATATACCGCAAGAGGCAGTCGACCTTGATGGCTATACAATATATCTACATGCGTACTTAGTAGATAACGCTGGCTCTGTAAGCTTTGACTTTATGGGCGATCGCATAACTTTCTCCGGCAACGGTTGGAAGATTGCAGAGCTTACAATACAAGCAGACACAGACGAGAGCATGAGCCAGATCTACGATTTGAACGTTTATCGAGTCGGGCCCGAAAATACTCTAAGCAATACTAACACTCTAGTCGATGCTGCGACTGTTCCCTTTACTGATCCAAAAATCCAAAGCTTATCGATTTGGGGTGTGTAGATGACAACGCCGACCAACTTTCACATTTTACCCAATGAGGCAGGCTGCCATAATGGGTCGATCGTTATGGGCGCAAACGTCTCACAAATGGCGCTTGCGCTTAAACAATTAAATCAAGTTAAGTTTAGAGCGGCTGGATATTACCCAGTCGGTCGATCGACTTGGCATGAGCAGCTAGGGCAATACATCAAGGCTAACTACTGGTGGGGAAATGGCTATATTGCCAAGGGCGGCACAGACGAGCATGACCTGTTTTATTTTAGTACGCCTGTTTCTGAGTGGATCGGTATCGAGTTAGTCTACGGCCCGAGCACTAGTACAGATGTCGAGCCCGAAATACTTATAGAACTCTATGAGATCAGCGGCGGCGCTGTAGGCTCAAAATTAGATGAGGGTATTCTTTTTACATCACCCGACTATTTACAGCGAGACAGCGATGGCGAAAGCGTTGGAGCGTTTCGCACTAGCACCGGCGCGCGCTTGTTTACATTTCCTAGCGGCGGCATATCAGCGCCGACTATACCTAGACCTCTGTACATACCGGCAGCGAATAGAGGTCAAGAGCTAGTCGTGCGAGTGACTGCTACAAATGCGCTAATACATGGCGTTTATATGTTCGATCTATACTTAGAGGCATGACATGAGCATAACAGATGACAGAGCTCGCAGAGTGTTTGCGCTTGAAATCTCAGGTTTACCGGTGCGCTATATTTCGGGCGCATTTGATGCGAGCTCTAGCAATCTGTCTGCAAACATCGCAACAGGCATCGCTTATCGAGACTATGAAGCGATCGTGAGTGTAGGCGCATATTCAGGCTCGATTGATCCGAGTGGAGGGGTTGCGAATTATAACACTGTCTCGATAACACTAGCGAGCAGTCGAACGCGTGGCACGCTCGATGATCCTGCTGTGATCTTTGGGCGCTGTGGAGCTCGAGCGAGTGGCGTTACTCATGCACAGCTGACATCAGACATCGAATATGATGTAGATGCTGGATCATTTACAGTCGACCTAGACATTACATCGTCAATACCCTCATTCCCTACGTTGTTGCATGTCGGTGCAGAAACTCTCGTATCTCAGAGCATGTCGACGACTACGATTAATTTTAATCAGCGAGCGGTCGCAAAGTCTCAAAGACAAGCGCACAGAATCACCCTCGACGGCACAAACGTGCCAGAGGTATCAACAGCGATCACTACATTTAGAGGGCGGCGCGCGTCGCTTTGGGTTGCTCACCAACACTTCGGCAGTGATGAGCTCACAGACTTCACGCAAATAGTTAACGGATTTATCGAGTCAAGCCCGACTGTTGAAGAGGGCGGCACTGTTTCGCTCGGCATTGTGCCGCTCACTGCCATGCTCGATTCACAGTATGCAGTTAAAAGCACAAGCACTAAGCTGCTACACGGCTTTCATTATTTCGAGTCGAATCGTGCCAACGTGCTCGAGTGGGCTGTTGCCTTGCGCGATGGTGGCTTGGATTATCATATTTTTAAGGCTTCGATAAACCCAGGCGCTGGCACATTTATTTTAAACGACGACCTTAACCCTTTCTGGTTTAGCGCGCCGACAGACTTAACGACTGGTTTTGATAGATGCCACCCTCGATACCCTCTTTTAAAAGGTGCAGATGTCAGGATATACCCAACAGCAGGCAGCGCTCAAAACATCACATATGACGTAGCCAACAGCACAGCCCTATTGACCTCTGTATTTGATCCGATACCGGTGAGCACATCGAGCGAGCCTGAGATTAAAGCAATAACAATCGGCAGTGATGAGGTAAAGCCATGGCCTGAAGTGATCAGCGAAGAGCTTGAGAGCTATGGCCCGAGCTCGGCATATGGTGTTGATGGTGCTTGGGCAAGGTGGAATCTTTCACCCGACGAGCAGGTAACTGTAAGACCTACGCGGATACCCAACAACGCACAGCCACAGATCATTCTTAGCACATCGGGCTTTAGTCGAATTGTATTAGACGGCACAGCATATCAGCCTCGAAGGTGGTCAGAGTATGCAGTGTATGAGTCACTCGACAGGCGCGAGCGCCTCTGGTATCCGATCGATATTAGAGCGCCTGAGAGCTCAGAGCCTTTCGATAATTATCCGATCGGCGCACATGTATCGACAAGGCGCGTTATAAATGCGCCAGATGATCCGAGCATAATGACAGCTCGCGAGCCCTTAAGCGATATCGCGCGCGGCTTCTATCAGTGGAGAGAGAGACAAATACTGGTCGAGCGCGAGCTTGAGTGGCTACCAAGTACAGCGACAGCAGGCGTTGTTTTCTGGATACAAGTTAAATACCACAACAGGGCAACAGGCGAGCCAGCGACACAGATGATGAAAGCGACTCATCAAACGGTGGCGACGTATGACGGCTCGACGGTCGGCTATCTAATACACTTAGACCCTCGCCAAAATTGGTCGCAGCTTGCATCGTTTGGAGATTGGGCAGAGGGTGATCGGGTTGAGATCTTTGCAGCTGCTCAGTTTGATCGAGAGAGACCGGCAGAGCTGATGTTAAAACTGCTGCAAAGCGGCGGCGGCGATCAAAAAAACGGCGCTTATGATGTGTTAAGCTTAGGACTAGGTATAGATGCAGCATACATCGACACTAATAGTTTTTTGAGCTATGACCAGACGAGCCCCTTTGTTTTTAGCGGTTCGATCAGCTCAGACGGTCTAGTGCTTAGAGATCTAATAGACAGCCTCTTAAAAGCCATGGGCTGTGTGATAATTATGGCTCGACGAGGCACAGCTGAGAGTCGGATAACCTTACAACCGATTGGTGCAGATCGTATCGCCTGCGCAACTGCTTCAATCGCGGCAGGAGATTGGCACAGCGATCAGCCTCCTACGTGGTCGATTTATGAAGATGTAATCACACAAACAGAGATTAGATACGACTACGACACGCAAGAGAAGCGCTTTGGTGTAGAGGCAATTTATAACAATCAAGAGGCGATCAACCGCTACGGCGGCGAGCGATCTAAATTAACGATCGATCTATATGCGCTCACATCTGCTGATGTCGGTGGCACAGCAGGCGACACCTTTGGCTTTTTCTTGCCTGCGATCTCTCGCATTTGGAATCTGTTAAGCAACCCTCTTCGGCTTTGGCGCGGCTCGATCGGTTCAGGCAAGAGTCTGCTTTTAGATGTCGGCTCTTATGTCAGTGTGAGCTCGCCTCTGCTTAAAGGCTATGGCGACGAGTGGGGCGTGACTAATCAAGTCGGCATGATACAGAGCCTACATCAAGAGCTTATGAGCGAAGGTGCAAGGGTTGACATCATCGCAACAGGAGCGAGCCCAGTCGCGTGGAATAGCACAGCCGAGGTTGATGCGATACCTACAAGCACATCGGTTGAAGTTGCAGAGTATTCCTACAGCTCAACCGATCCTGATGTGAGCTTTTTTAGTGTTGGCGATGTGGTCGACTATCTACCAGAGGGCAATCACGACAGCGCGATTACAGGGCTTGTAATTGCACAGATTCAGGGCAATATTATCGGCTTTACGAGCGCACACGGTATCACTGTAACAGGCGGCACTCTTGAGCCGACGATATACACGAACGCGAGCGCAGACATGCAGGCAGACGCTTATCTGTCTAGTGATACGTCGCCGCCTGTGCTAGGTTTAAATGTAGAAGCGCAAAGGTATTCTTGATGGCAAAGTTAAAACGCGATTTAGAGATAGAGATTAAAGAGTTAAAACTTAGTCTCGCAGACCTTAAAGAGAGCACAGAGCATGAGATTAGGCGCTATAAAAGAGCGCTCGCAAACGCATCTCTTGACTTGTCGCGCGTTGTTACATCGCCGCGCCCAGCTCGAGCTGTGTATGCAAACCCTCACAGCGAAGAGGCTCTGCGGCGTGCTGAGAGTGAGTGGTCTTTGAATGTGACCGAGCCTGAGTATGGTGGCGACTATAAGAGGATAAACGCTTACATTAAGAGCTCGCATGGTATCGATTGGACTTGGGAAGATGACTATACCAGAAATGGTCAGTTCTCGTGGTGCGGAGCTTTTGCTGCCTTTGTTTATGGCGATCAGGTAGTCTTGAGCACTAGAAAAAAGATCTTTCCAAGCTGTTACCGAATGTGGACAAACTGGGGGCACACTGATCGAAATCGCGACGGAGAGAACCCAAATCGGGGCGATATTGTCACAGTGTTCACAAGCGCAGATCGCTCGCCGATTGCAGGTAATCACATCGTAATATGTGCTGGAGCTCCTGACGAAAATGGCTACTTTCCAACCATCGAGGGCAACGCACACGGTGAAGGGCCACAAGGTCGCATTGAAGGTGTGATTAAGCGCACTCGAAACATGAGCCAAGTGGCTCACATATACCGACTTCTAAGCGAGGACTATACGTCATGAGAAACGATGTGCAAAACCCAATAATTAGCGGCTCGATTAGAGCTGTGCTTGATCTTTCATCTGTTGCCGATACCGACTGGCATGATCTGACATCAAGCGACTTTATCGACTCAACCACAGGCAGCGCTTGCGCCAGTGGTCTTAAGTTTGAGTGGATCGGAATTACTAACGAGGGAAGCGACTCGATGCACATCAAATACAGAGCGAGCGCGAGCGCGAGCGATCCAACGACTAACGAGATTGCAGTTGGTCAAATATTCTCAGATGACCTTGTGACCTTACGCACATCGATCACTACAATCGCATACAAGAAAGCCGCCGCCGCTGATACAGTGCGCGTTACTGTCGGCTTAAGCGCTATTTAAGGAGTTTAATATGTCTGTTTTATTTTTACCTCCCTCAGCCGGCGCTGCTTCTATTCCAGACGCGAGCGAAACAGTCGCAGGAAAGATTCGGATTGCTACCAGCGCAGAAGCGACAGCAGGCACAGACGATCTAACAAGCATGACACCTGCCAAAACAAAGAGCGTAATCGATGCGGCTGTTGTTGGTGGCGTGACATATCAGGGCACGTTTGACACCTCTGCGCCTGTCGACCTGTCAAACGCATCGCAGGGAGATCTTTATATAATAAGCGTAGCAGGGTCTTACCAAGGGCAAACATGGGCAGTAGGTGATCACCTCCTGATCAATGCAGATATGGGCGGCACGATCGACCCTGCCAAAATTGACAAAGTTGACAATACTG